GACGTGACTCCTGAATCAAAGATCGAGAATTCGGTCCTTGATTTAGAATACTCACGTGGGCGACAGGCGTCAGCTCATCGGATACAAAGGTTTTACTAATTCTATTAAATAGAATTATTAAAATGTATACCTCTCAAGGCCGTCGGCGAAACTTGCGTTTCGTTTACGGTTACCTGAAAGAGTGCTATACTATCTGTACTTCGGTTCGAGTATCAACAGCTTATACTCCGAAAATGGGAGTAAAAGTAGGAAAGCTTTCGGGCCTTCCGTTATTGATACCGGGTAGATTACGTAAAGTAATGCTAACCGATCGAAGACTGTATATAACAACTATGACTATGCTGGGTATTCACAGAATAATTCCGTGATGACCTCAGGTGGACTTAGATACTGTGGAAGCTCGCTTTAGCGGTATCTTCAAGACACTTGACGCAAGCGCGATTAAACGCGCTTACGGAAATGTTCTCGAATTAGCAGGTATTAGAGGTCACTATAGATTTAAGGATCTTAGAGCCCAGTCGATCTTACTTAGATCAGCTGGCCCTAATAGTCCTATTGCATGAAAAGGCCTCTTATCAGATACGTTGGGTCTCTTACGATTCCCTTCTTACTGATTTAAGCTTTTAATGTGATTTATTTTGACCCGCAGCTGAGCTATCTTGGGATCCTTCTTGATCTCAAGTGCTCTCGCTGCTGTTGTTAAGATATGCCTCTACATCCGTTATATCACGCACCATCCGATTTGCAAGCTTATTGCTTGAACAAAACGCATGGAGGAGTTATATGAACGAGAGAAGTGATTCATCTTTGATGAACCACGAGTAGGGTTGCTTGACCTAGTGGCCTTATTACTCCTAAGAAAATTTCTTTCCTTAGTTGTACATAAGGGCCCTTGGCCAGCTATCTACCATCCTAACCTATCGCGAATTACGGTAGTTTATAATACTGCCGGAAAAGCGAGAGTAATTGGTATTACCAATTACTGGGTTCAAATCGCATTATTTCCATTACATAAGGAAATCTTTAAATTTCTAAAGTTGGTCCCTACGGACGGAACTTTTAATCAAATGTCACCTGTATGAAAATTACATGCGACAGAAGATAAATACTTCTCTTATGATTTGACAGCGGCAACCGATAGGCTGCCCCGTGAAATCCAGAGAGATGTACTAAGTTTGTTCGTAGGACCTAACCTATCCAACCTATGACTCAAGTTAGTAGACATGCCCTTCGATTGACACGGCAGTATAGTAAAATATGCTGTCGGCCAGCCGATGGGAGCCTACAGTTCTTGAGCCATGCTAGCACTTACTCACCATTTTATCATAAATTCCCATAGTCAGCAACAAGTCGTAAAAGACTATGCAGTCCTTGGGGATGACGTTATTGTGCCTGAGTCTATAGCCTCGTATTACTTAAGTGTAATGCAAGGTTTAGGTGTGAGCATCTCTTTAGCAAAATCGATAGCATCGAAAGATGTTGTCGAATTTGCGAAAAGAGTTAGAGCTTTGGATGGTGAAGACTTATCTATAATTGGCCCTGGCTTGATTAAGTCAGCGGTTAAATATAGATGGGTAGCATCATTAGTCTTAGTGGACTCTATTAAGAAGGGTCTGCTTAGATGAACTGAAGCCCCTAGCTTTTTAAAGCGCATCCCGGGAGCTAAATCCCGAGAAGCGGCCTTATTTGGATCTTTAGTGCTATTTGGTCCTAGACCAATGTTGTTAGATAGCCAAGCCAACGCGGTGTTACCACCGGGTAAAGCAAGAGCGATATCACAACTAGCAGAAGAGAGCTCTTGAGTTGTCTCCCAGATTAGGGACTTCTTGTATAAAGAAGCTACCCGAAAATGGGAAGATGCAAAACAAGAGGCAGCCAAAACTGCAAATAATCTAGTCAGAGAAATCTGATTAGATTGCTTACAATTAGGCCTGATCCTAGGAATAGCTAAATTCCTACTCTTGGTGACGTCACCTCCTTTCTGATTTATTGTCAGAAAATGTGGCGACATCTTAGAAGGCTTACATCCTTGAGAGGAATGACAAGCTATGGGTCTTAGTACTAAGTCTATGGTTCTCAAAGACCTAGATGGGCATCCGGAGCTTTATTTTACTCTGGATGATCCGCCGGACCATCAGAAAGTTGTATCCAGTCAGCGATTCTTACGCCGACTTATGGATTCCTTTGACTGAATGGACGGCCTGAAACCCAAAGTTACCATCTCTTTCAAAGTTGGTAGCCTATCCAGACCCCCG